ATTAATTTTCGTTTCATTTGGTGGCAAGCTATGGCGATACTTCCGCTTCCTAAATGGGTATCTAAAATCAAATCCCCTTCACTTGTGTAGTTATCTAAAACCCATCTGTATAATTTAACTGGTTTTTGTGTTGGGTGTATTTTACCGCCTTCTTCTACCATTGCAGAATAGTGTTTGAATATTCGTAAGTTTTTACCTTTTCGCACCCAAGCAAGCTCGCCTTCAGCAAAACTTAAGTTTGGGTTTTTTTTATCCCACAAAAGCCAATGAGGTGTAGGCGGTAAATGTTCAGTAAAATAATTGCCACCCCACACAATTTGATTTTCAGATACCCTAAATAGTTCGGCAAAATACTCCTCTGTTGGTATTGCACTATCCCAATCCTTATCCTTGCTAAATTTGTGCTTACCGCTTCCCATTGTCATTTTGCCTGCATTTATCCCGTAAGGCGGGTCAACAATTGCCACCTTAAAGTGATTATCTCCATAGCTTCGTAAGGCTTGCAAACTATCCCCGTGTATCAATTCAATTCCGTTCTTTGAAACCGCACCAGCACATAACACGGGTTTTGCGTCATTGGGGGTTTCGTTTTTCAAATCAAGTTCTGTCATATAATTAAATTTAGTTTTTCAAATGAGCTTTAGTGCTGGAAATCCCCAACGAACGCAAAGCCCGAAACCGTTAGCGCACATACCCGCTCATCAACTCATCAAAGTAATTCCGTGCAAGTGTAACGTGTTCTTTTACCTTTTCGCGGTCGGATTCTGTGAGGTCAACTCGGAACGTCTTAACACGCGCCCAATCTGGTAAGTGGTCGAAGTTGTGCATTTCGCGCACTTGTTCAATAAACGATTCATCGGGTTGTCCTTCGTTACCTGATTCCTTCCAAAGTTTCCACGCTTCATTAACAATCAGTTGTTCAGGTGTGTTTTCAATCGAAAAACAAACGTACCAATGATCAAACCCCGACATCATTGCGTATCTTTTCGCCTGCCATTCGTAACGGTTAAACGAACTTTTCGCAGCCTCTTTTAAGTCCTTTGCGAATAACGGAAATGTGTCATCTGAAAAGCTGCACTTTGCATCGAATCCGAAACGTGCGTTCGTGTAGATTGCATCCGGGTGACCGTATCCGTATTGGTCACTCAATTCAATGCCTAACTTGTTAGCATTTAGCGGTGCATTCCATCCGTTGACCTTTGCGATTCGTGCCAAAGCCATATTTTCAAGTTGCTTTCCTTTCTCAACGTACTTATTCGATAGGTGCATTTTTGAAGTGCCACGAACTTCCGAATTGAAATAATCCTTTACAAGCGTTTTTGCAGTTTCTGATAGTTCGGGCAGTGCATCGCGTTTAGCCACCAATCGGTCACGCTCATTCGCTTGATTTTCGGTCAGCTTAATCTTTGTCATGTAGTCACGAAGAGTTATCTCCTGCTTTTCCGTGAGGCTGTTCTTTGTGAGCGAACCCATTAAATCTCCGAAGTTGTAGGTACGGAACATCAAGTCCGCACCTTTGATATCTGTATTGTGTGTCATCCTATCCAAATTTAATTAGTTGTTCATCCGTTACCGTGTACGTGGTTTGAATCTGTGTAAGCGTTGCGCCTTGTTCGATTAATGCAGCTACTTGTTCATCCGTAATTGTTGGTAACTGTTCTGCATTCGGCTCGCTTGCATCGATGTACTCCACATCTAGCGTTTCAGCATCTTTAATCACCGCTTGGTCTGCGATTGTTGCCGTCTGCATTTCGATTGACAAGATACCCCACTTTGAAAGCGTATTCTTTAGCACTGTCTTTTTCGCCATTGCTACTGGATCACTTTTCCAAACACCACCACCGTAAGTCTTACTAAATCTCTTTGCGTGTTTCTCAACGTCTGCAACTGACCAATAGGAAGTTTTCTCAAAGCCGTTCAATAGTTTGAAATAAGCAACGTACCCAACGATTTTACCACTCGGTTCTTGAGTGAAGTCTGCATCTAGTTCCTCAGTCAATCGGTTAAATGACTTGAATTGATTCTCGTAAACCTCAACAACGTTGATTGCCTTGTATTGCCCTGTGCGATTTGCAAGCTGCACAAGTCCTTTCCACCCAATTTGAAACTGTGCCTGACCTCCGTATGGAACAATCCACGCAAAGCCTAATGAATTGTTAATAGGCAAATCTAAAGTGGCTGCAACCGCTGCGCAATTATACACGCTTTCTGGCGTTGCTTTCTGCAATAGGTTGTTATTATTCACAACTTGCAGAACAGACGTTACAAATCCGTTTGCCTTTTTACCAAGCAGTTCCTCGAACTTGCTTTTTACCGCATCCTTTGCGAAGAATTGCTTTACTGTAATCTGATTTTGACTCATAGTTATTTGTTTTTATTTCCTCAAATTTACTCATTTCCCCACGTTCATGGCTCTATATTGTGATGAACGGTTGATAGGTCGGATGAGTGGTTATTTCCCAAATTCAGCCTCGTAATTTCGCACCACTCTACGCAATTGCTCATTCACTTGCAATTGAACAATTAACTTGCCTTCCAAATCCATTGCACGACTGCGAGCAACTTCTAATTCACGTTGCAATTCTTCGTACTGATTGTAGGTTAACGCTAAATTTTCAATTTCGTGCGTACAGGTTTGCACAAAAGAATGGCTATTTTTTGCTTCTGCTTGCTTTCTAAGCGACTTTAACCAAAGAATGGTACTTGCTATTGACCGCTTGCCTATTAGTTGCTCTAATCGCTTTATTTGCTCTTTCCTTACTTCGTCACTACAATTGCGAAGTACTTCTGCTTTGCTTGCTTCAAACATAATTTAATTTTTAAAATGGACAATCTATTTTTACTTCAGTATCAAAATCCGTATTTGGCTTGATATTTTCGTTGCTAATGAGTGGGTCTTGAACTGTTTTTATTTCAATCTTAGTCTGTTTATTTTTTGAGTAGTCAAATTTACGGTTTGCGTATCTTCTTTCTTGAGTGAATTTATCCTCTACGTAGTATTGATATTTTTCGGTATCTAGAAACATTGTGTAAATTCCAACCTTTGCAGTTCCTTTTGGCTTTGCTTTAGCAATGCGTAGTTGTATTTGATTCTCTTTGTAAGGATATCCTTTCTCATCGCTTAAACCGAAAGGAGGTCTCCAAGGAATTACAACTGTTAAACCTTTCCTAAACCAAACCTGACCCCCTGCGAAATCTCTAGCTGTTGGCATTGGGTAGAAAATAACACCGTCTTTGTTTATTGGTGCTTGATCTCGAACGTGATTAAGTATGCAGTTGTGCCTACCTGTTTTTCTTGCGTTTTTTCGCACCATACCAAGTATACGTGAAAGGTATTTATCTTCCCTGCCTAAGTCTGACGGCTCAAACTTTTCTGTCAATTCGTTCCAAGGGTCGATTGTAGTTGTGTGAATACGAATCTTTTCTTTTTTCTCAATCTCATCTACCAAATTGTAAAATCCATCTACGGTTAATTCCTCGTCAATAGGGTCTACAACAAAAAAATGACCGTCAATAAAATACTCTGCTTGCGCACGCTCGCTTTCAGTCATGGCATTTTCACCTTTTACGAATGGTTTACCAATGTATTTGTGGCAAAGTTCTGAATAAATATCCTTTGCATCTCCTGTCTCTGGTGAAAATACTACATGATTCCAACCGTGCAAGCAAGAAAGGTTAATAAGAATCTCAAACCACCATTCTGTTTTTCCACTTGCGGGTGCTGCTGCAATGTAAGTAGTGCATCCTTCTTTGATTGTAAGTGGCAAATCTTCCCATGACCAACCAACTGACTTTCCACGAACGACACCGTTGTTTCGTAACGAATCTAATTCGCTCTTAACGTCTCCTAGTCGCTTGTACATTAGTAGTCACAGATTCTTGGTTCAACATAAACACGTTCATTATTCACGTCAGACTTTCCAATATACATTTCCAACTTGTCGGCACGTGAAATAAATTCTGGTGTGGCGTGTCTAAACTGCGTTTCTATGTGGTATTTTTCTTTTGCTATGTTCTCAACAGCTTTTTGAAAGTCATGCTTTGTATAGCCTTCTTTTAGCCTAGCCTTTATTTTAGCCTTTATAGTATCGTTTATCTTTTTGTGATTCTTTCCTAATGTCTGATTGAAGAAAATTAAAAACTTTTCAAAATCAAAATCAATAGCCGACTTCGTAGAAGTTGGAAGTATAGTATTATTATTAACACTTACACTAACACTATCACTTACGCCTTTTTTTGGGTTTGTTTCGGTTTCTGAAAAACCCACTGGGTTATTTTGGTTTTGTTCGGTTTCGTTCGGTTTCTTTGGTCTTCCACCTCTTTGACCGTTTTCCTTGTTTCTTTCTTGTTGTTTTTCCCATGCTTCCAAGTCACGTTTAAGTGTCTGTTTTATAGGGTTAAACAATAGTTCAGTTAACCTGTCACTTTCAGGATTTAGGTCATTCACGTAGCTAAAAAAATGCTTAATCAAACGCCCAGCTTCTTCGTCTGTTAATGGATTAAAAGTGCTTATCCAATCGGTATAAACAATTACTTTTTTCTTACCTGTTGCCATTAGTCGTAATTTGTTAAATGAGTGAAGCCCTGTTCGAGTAGCCACGACCAAACGGCATTCCCAAACAAGGCTTCTAATAATTTCTTTTCAGTAATTGGTCGTTACTTGAATTGCAAATATACTAAAAAATCTGAATATCAATAAACTCGTTTCCTTTTTGTACGATTTCTTTTGTTAACACTATCTTGTTAATGTAGCGATCGTCAATGCCGTACTTTTTAACGATGCAATCAATCGTTTGTTTTGTGGCGTTGTCTAGGTCGCTCAACTTTGAACTGAACCCGAAGTGAAGATGTACCTCTGAAATGCTTTCTAAAGTCACGTTAGGTAGTAATAAAAGCATATCACGCTGAAACTTTACATAGGCAGGGGTTTTAAACCTTTTTCCCTGCCATGCTTGGTTAACTGATAGCGGTTTAATCGGTAGCCTCGCTTTCATCTATTGAATCAAATAATAATGCGCCTTGCTTTTTAATTTCAGTCGGACTATATCCAAGTTCTGATACTTCTTTTTTAATTGTCAAAGCCGTGTTTATCAAATCTGTTGCAGCAGAATGAAATTCTTTTTTAATCTCAAACCCATAAGCCTTTCTATTAAGTTCAATAGCCGCTAAAAGAGTAGATCCACTACCCGCACAAGGATCTATTACAACATCACCTTCATCTGTAAAAATTTCTATTAACTTTTTCAGCAAATCTATTGGTTTCTGAGTAGGGTGTATTTTTGGTGTTTTGGTGTCTTTAGTCCAATCAATGCAGTTAAAAATCATTTTGCCTTTATTATTAAATTTGGGTAGTTTTTCTCGATAAAACAAAATGCCATATTCACAATTCCCCACAATCTTCATGTTAGCCTTTAGTACTTGAGCTGAAAAATTCTTTCTAAAAACTAGGTTGATATAATTGTTTAAACCATATCTTTTTGCAAGTTCTATAAGTTGAAATTGTTGTTCAAACTCACAAAACACAATCATGCATGGAGCTTGTCCTTTCTCTTTTGGTTCTTTCTTTAGCATTGTGCTGCAAAAGTGCATAAATTCAGCTGGTCTAAAATCTTTATCCGTATCAAAAAACTCTTTTCCAGCTAATGCGCTTTCACCATTTTTATTATCTCCACCCTCATACCAACTAGGATTTGAGGCATAAGCATTATTTCCAAGATTGTAAGGTATATCAGCAATAATAAGCTGAGCTTTTGGTATTTGATACGTTTTAAAATTTTGGAAATGATCTCTGTAAAGTTCCGCTTTCATAGTTATCTTTTTTTTATCAAAGTTAGTGTAACGTTTCGTTACTGGTTGTTAAATGTGATGAACGGTTTTTATTCCTGTTCATCGGTTTGTTCTGTGAAGTTTTCATTGATCCATTGCCTGAACGCTCGTTGAATGTTCACCTGTTGCTCATGAACTTGAGATTCCGTTCCTTTCAAAATCCATTCATCAAATGAGCGTATTTCCGCGATGATTCTGTTTGCTCGTTTCTTAGCCTCAAAGCGAAGTTCTGCATCTTCCAAGAAGTCAGCAACCACGGGACCAAGTGCCACGGCTGCGAGTAATTTACCGTTGTTTGTCATTAGAATAGTTTTAGTTGATAATCGACATTTTCAAGCGAGAAAGGGAGCGTAGCATTCTTTACAATCTCAATGTGATGACAGCATATCGTAGCTTCAAATCGTTTGCCATTTTCCTCGCAAAGTACGTCCATCATTGGGAAGTCAAATGTGTGGTACACATCGCTTATTATCTCGATTATCATAGTTTTGATTTGTACACCTCGCAGAAGTTCCCATCGATGAAGTCAACGCGGTGTGTGTAGTTTGCTAATTTCAGCACGTGATTAATGTGTTCTAAGTCGATTCCTGCCTGATTCATTGCACGTGAATAAAGGTTGTTGTAATCCTCATTATGCACCCGGCACAATTCCGCAAAATCAATCCCCTTTCTGGATAGCATGATTAGTAGATAATTTCGCACCCTTCTTTTTAGTGATTCGTCTGTGATTCTCCCTTGCATATTATGATTTTTAGCCGTTTGTTCTGGTCAACTAATTGTATCAACTCATTCATCTCGTCAATGTTTATATTGTAGCGTGACAGCTTTTGATAGACCGTGTTGTAGTTCATGTCATGTTTCGCGCAAAAGTCCTTCAGATTCGTTCCGTTGTCATTCAGCAACCGCATGAACTCGCGCAATAGTTGTTTTTTCATTTGCTTAGTATTAAAATGGTTTGTTTTTGGCCACGAAGTCCAACACAATGAACTACATCTTGTTTCATTTCGATTTTAATAATCTCATCAAACAGATCAGCAGAAACATTCTTATTCGTTCCAACCCCGTTTTTCGGGATGTACTTTACGTTTGTGTATTCGCTCAACCAAGTAGGCATAAACACCGTTGGTTTAATGTTTCGCATTGCGTTTAGTTTGTCAATCGTTTCCGTTCTCATTTCGCTTTTCAATTACTTGTTCAACATCGTGGATAGATTCGGGTATTAGGTTTTCGTAAATGATGCTATCGCGCATCGTTTCAACACCGCTATCAAATCCTAAATCATATCCGTTATTATGTCCCGCTACGTAGAACATACCACACGCACCAATCATTGCGAAGAGGTAAATAAGTTGTTTAAATCGTTTCATTTTCTAATTGTTTAATTCGTTCGTTAATCCAATCTATGCGCGGTTGTAGTTCGCCAATAACCCAGACGTATCCATTCATTCTTGGTGTTGCGGGTAAAAAAGATTTCATTTTGTTCTCTAATAACAATCTTTCTTTTTCATTAATAAAACGAGAGTTTCTTAAATCACTAACCCATTGACATAATCCCCAATTGAACCATTCCTGTCTACTCAAAACAAGTTCCCAAAGTTCTTTTTCAGTTCTCATTTTCTCGTGATGTAATAAGGTTCAACATTGTACTCTTTTTTGAAGTTTGCTAAGGCATCTTCGATTGATTCGGCAAATACTGTGATGCCTGTTAAAAGGTCTAAGCCTTGCTCATCCTTTCCAATGAGCCAACAAATGTGATAAGTTTTCATTCTGTTTATGTTTTAAGTTAAATTCCGTTTTCTCTGTATGCGTGGTAACTGTCACACCCTCGCTCAAACCAACAATCTTGTGACTCGCTTTGATGCTCTAAAAAGTCTTCTTCTAATTCGTCACCAACCTTTTCATCAACTCGGTTGTGAATCATGGTTCGCACTGTTTCAAGTAGGTGGTCAGGTAGTGCCAAATAGTCGCCAAAACCATCTTCTTTTAAGATCTGGTCGATGTCGCAGTAAAGACCATCTGAATCGTACTTTACATTGCCCGTTACCTGAATCAGTTTGCCTGTAATGATTTCAATTTCGTAGTGAAATTCTGCTGTATTGCAATAAACCTCAGTTACTCGTTTCGGCTGTCTACCGCCTTCGTAGATTTCTTCGATTACACCCTCATAAGAAGTGAGTGCGTTTAGTTGCTTAATAGCCTTGTCTAATGTTTCGATAGTTTTTTTCATGTCGTTTTGTGTTTTTGTTTCAACAAATGTAGTTATATTTTTGTTATATGCAACAATTCACCAAAAAAAAAGTAAAAAAAAATAGGAAGCGGTTAAACTTCCTATCCGTAGTAGTGGTTGTTACTCGTTATTCTGGGTAAACAAATCCCATCAGTCTGAGCCCATTCGCAGTTTTCCAAGCCTCTTTGCTTAACACCCTGTGACGTTGTGCAACTATTACACCATCGCGCCCGCCTTTCTCGGTTGTGTTTCCTTCAACGGTTGTGTAGGTCATTCCATCGACATTGGTAACAACTCCGATATGCCCTGTGGTTTGACGTTTACCGCCTTTAAAAGTCGCCCAAACTACAACCGCACCCTCTTTGGGTTCTGAATGCCAATTACGCGCTTTGGTTGCTTTTTCAATGATCCTGCGAGAAGATGCGCTTAATAGGCTAATGTCTTCACCCGCCTCTTTCCAAACTAACATCGCAAAGAATCCGCACCAAGGCGCACCGTCGTAAAACCCAACACCGCGCATTTTCTTGTCGAATGATTCATCAATGAAACCCATGTTCCCACGTTTCTCTTTTTGTCCGATGTAGCTTTCTGCTATCTGTTTAATTGTCATATCTTTTTATTTGCGAATTTAGTGATTTTGCGCGATAGTACGCTTCAAAGTATTGGCATTCGTACACCGTGCCGTCTTTGCCCTCAATTACTTTTCTAAATAGATGCAAGTTGCTGAATAATAGTTGTACCTCTTTGTGGCATAGTTCCCTTGTTAATAGTCCACGTCTGTCACAATACCATATTGATTCAAATACCTTATCCCTTTCATCGTCGAATCGTGCGCCTATGAAGTGCTGACACACGGCAAATGGTTTCTTTTCGGTTAATAGGTCTTTTAGCGATTTAAAGCCTAACATTGTTTTTACTTCCTTTCTTTTTCTCATTCCTCGTAACGATTAGTAAATTCATCCTCTTTTTTGTCAAGTTCTTTAATTGACCGTGCAAGCGCAATAAGCGCAATAATTCCAAATGCTAATAGTGCTATTTCCATAGTTTTAATTTTCCTCAAACCTACTTAATAAACCAATCCGATTTCCGTTAATGTGATGAGCGGTAAATAAACTTGATGAGTGGTAAAATAAAAAAGCGCACCCCGAAAGATGCGCCAAAACCTAACTATGAACAAAAACTAAGCGAATATACGAATTAAAATACTACCCGGGAATACCCTTTTTCGATTGTTTCAAATAATAAATCCTTTGGCGTAGGTTGTGCGTTCTCAAAACCTCTGACAAGTGCCACGTGTTCCGTGCAATACAATCTCTTTTGCTCTTTATCCTTGCTCTTTTCTTTCCAATTATCGCGCTTCTTTTTGCAGATTCTATTCAATAAGTCAATGAATCTTTTTCGCGGGTGACGAATAACCAGGCTTTCAAAATCGTAACGAGTGCCTAACAGATCAAATTCAATCTCTTCATACTGCTTGCGCTTTTCATCGGTTAATCCCGTTTCTCGCATTACAATGAACTTGTAATTGAAACGCTCTACCCACTCATCCCACGGCTTTGCAGTCAATCCTTCACGTTGCGCATCGACAACGTATGGTTTGCCGTTAATCAATCGGAAATGTCCCGCGTGTGAAAACTCGCTGTTTGCGATAGTTGTGATTGCCTTGCTTAATAGACCATCACCTACGCAGAAAAGGATATCGAAATCCTGTAATTGGCTTGGGTTAATCTTTACTTCTTTCATAGTGGAAACTTAATTGAATCAATGTGACTTTCTATTGCTCTTACATTGTCTTTTTGAACGCGCTTAACAGTGAATTGTAGGATTCGCCCTCCGATTGGTTTAGGTGGTGCACCTCGTTCAACGTGCCACCCTTTTGAACCGTTCCCGTATTCCTCTTTATACGTACCTGTGAGCATCATGTGAATGTATTTGTGTTCGACATAATAACCTTTTTGCGAGTGGTTCACTACTGTATCACGAACGTCTGTGCGTGCTGAATTTTCGTGAATATGCCCCATTGTAAAAACGTCAAAACCTTCGTATAATTCCAATGCGCGTGTTAAGTTAATCGCACCTTTCGTAACGATACCACCACCGCCAGAACCGTGAAAGTATTTAATCTTCCAAGTCTTTGTAGAATTGCTATTTTCAAGATATTGCCTAACCACAATCCAGCCACCGTAACCGCCCACTTCAATCTTTGTGTTTGCTTTCGCGTTTAGTAAGTCAACAAATCGTTTTAATACGTCCGTTTCTTGGTGTTTAATTATCCCTGTTTCATGATTGCCTTGTCCGAATCCAATAATGTGTTCAGCATACGGCAAAAAGAAATCCACCGCAGTATTTACGATGGAATCAAAATAAAAAGCGTTATTGTGTTCTGGTCGAATGTCTGATTTATTTCCTCTACGATCTCCTCGCCCTTGCATCAAACAGAATGTATCACCGTTAAAGAACATCGGAATGTTATTCTTTTTGCAGTATTCTAAGTCACGTTTAAGAATGTCTAACCGTGTCTTAGGGTTGTCCCAATGCAAGTCGGAAAACATACCAATTTGAACGTGTTCACCTACTAAGTCAACTACGTGAATGTTATTCCCCTTGCTCATCTTCTTGCTCTTTAGATTCAACTTGCGCACCATCGTGCAATGCAACCCCACCCGATAACGCTGCGATTGTAGTTAATGCAGCAATGCCGAAAGGGTTAGTGATAGCACCAACCAACAATAGCGCACTTGCAGCCGTACCTACAACGGTCATTAATCGACCACGTCTTTTATTCGCTGCGGGTGTTTTTGCTGTGAATCGTTTAAGCAACTTTTTGATTTTTCCTTTTTCCATTCGTTTCGATTTTAGTTTCTTTGGGTATCACACACACTAAATGATTCGGACGATTGCCGGTATAATCTAACAAGTTTATCGCAGTGCTACGGGTGTAGCAATCATGTAGCTGTTGCTCTACTTTTTCTAAGCGAGTTTCCAACTTATTAATGTAGATTAAGGATAGGAACAAGGCTACCGTTGCGCCTCCGTTGACCTTGACAAACTGGATAATTTTTTCGGCATTCATTGTGTTTTGTAAGTGTGTGTATAAAAGTACTAATTATTAGTTAACAAGAACTAAGGTATTGTGATTTTAGTTAAGTGATTCGACAATAGTATTAAGGTAAGTAACGGTAACATCTGTCGCATCTGTATCGTTTTCAACCCAAATCTCAATATAGTCGTTTGTCGCTAATGAAGTAATGGTTTGAACCGCTACTGATTCGGCACGTTGGTTTGTATTCGTTGTAACGTACATTTCAGAGTTAGGTATTGCAGCACCGTTTTTTGCAACATAAAAGCCTATCTGTTTATTTGAAGTTGTTGATGTAACAGATGCGACCGCAGTTACTTTAAATGTTCGTGTAAGCGCACCTATATACGTTGCACGGTTGTTTGAGTGTGTGAATCGTTGGTTAATGCTCGCAGCCGTTGTCGTACCCGCAATCTTAACCGCTACACCTTGCGTTACGATATTGGTCAAAGTAGCATTATTCTGCATAAAGTAGTTTGCAAGTTCAGCACTGTTTGATATGTTTCGACAGTTTACGAATAGTGATTTATTATCGTTGTACTGAACACCGGATGTGTAAGTGCCTCCACCGCTAAAGTTTACCGTGTCTAAGATATAACCCTCAACAGGAATGCTTGCACTTGTAGATACGTTCAAAGATGTTTCACCGCTTAGCGAAACAAATGAACTGTAAATAACTCTGAAACGTCTTGTAATTGTAGCCGTGCTTGGTATTGTTATTGTAGTAGATGAAGCGCGACCATCAAACAGACATTGTGAGAAACCAACCGTGCCAAATGAACCATCAAAAGTTAACCCCGCTGAATTAAGTAACGCGGAATCGGTCATAATAAAGTTATTGTAATTAGCAATAGTTCCAACAACCGCACAATCCGTGAAGTTAACGCCAAACCAATCTAGTGCCGTAGTTGGTGAACTGCTGCCGTTCAAGTTCAAAGCAAGCTGTGCCTCGATCGTAATATTGCGAATAGGCAAAGAGTAAACCGATGTGATTAACGCACTTGTTAAACCCGTTGACTTGATGCGGCAATTCTCAGATGAGCCACCGATAATAGTTGTATTTTCACCGCACACCAATCGGTCACCTTGCAAGTCGATTGTAGTTGTTATGAAGTACGTGTAATTGTCGACCAATGTAATCACACCACCAACTGAATTGGGTAAGTCCGAAACACTGTTGACTATTACTAACTCCTTCGCTGCGCTACCTCCCGCAGCCGTACTAAAACCCGTATTGTCGCGAATCCACGTTTTGAAGTCAGCATACGCAACGTTGTTCTCGTCTCTTATATCCGCTTCAGCAATACCCTCTTGAGTGATTAGGTTTTCACCTTTGCGTAAGTACCATAATGAATCCGCACCTTTATCTGCACTAACTTGCGATGCTACAACCTCTGTAACATCTGAAACACCGTTATCAATAATAAGGTAGTTCCCGTCTTTGTATATCTTTGTAGCCATGCCTGTTAATTTTGGTTATTAGTTGGTTCTTGCGGGTTGTCACGTTGTAAGTCTAAGTTTATCATATCCATTAACGATGTGATTTGTGGCAACTGTGAAAGTGCCGTAAACGAACGCATATAAGACTTTACTTGAATTGAATCTGTTATCCTTTCTTCGTTAATCTCAAGCCATTCGTTGTACATTATCTGAACCATATCACCGTCGATGTTGACGTTGATTCCTTTGATTGACCTTTTACGAATTAGGTTGCCTGAATTTATTAGTTTTTCTGCCATGATAAAAATTATTGAAGTATTAAGAATCCCGAACCTGAAACGGAAGTCGGATTAGTTGCCCATGTTGGGTTAACGTAGATCATGCGCACAATGTCACCGTCCACATAAGGAATGTTTAATGATGTGTTGTTGAAGTTACGCACTACTGCCGTGCTTCCAACTGTTTGTACTAAGTAGTCAGTGCCGTTATGACGAACGTACAAAGACCAGTTTTCATTTGTTCCTGTCGTACCACCTACCAACATACTGAAATCGCACCCGCGAATAACACCGTTTCCGCGCATAATCATCTCAAAGTATGCGTTGGTGGCAAGTGTTGGCGCGTTTACAGCATTTCCAAAAGCAACTGTTTGCGCATCCGTAGGGGCAAAAGAACCGTGCTGAATGTTTAGGAATCGCGTTTCTACCCCTTGCCAATAAGAGCCGTTGTAAACTTCCTTTCTATTCGCTGTTGTATTGTAGATTTCCAATCCCGTTGCGGGTGAGCCAATCGCATTGCGTTGTGTTGTGGTCATGCGTGGCAATAGTACTCCCTTTGTGGTACTTCTAATTTCAGTAATCGCACTTGCATCAATCGCACCCGTTGCACCCGAATAGGTTTCGATTAGAAAGTCACCGCTAAAATCACCCGCTTTGCCTGTTGCAGATTCGCCCGATACACCAATACCAGAAGATGAAGAACCCGAAACACCCGAGCCACTTGTAGAAGAACCCTCTACACCCGTTGAAGTGTTTGCAACCGCAGTTACGGCAGTTCCGTTACTTGTGTTTTGAAAGTACGCAACTTGTGAACCTGTGTTGTACATCACCAATCTACCGTTATCCATTTCGAGGTCATACCCTGCTAATTGATGGTCGCGGTTTCCTGTGAATGTTAGGTTAGTGTTTGCGAAGTTGGTATCAGTACCAAAATCTGAAATTGGCAGTGTACCCGTTGTTAAATTCCCAAGTCCATCGTCTTGGACTACGGGAATAATCTCGCTATCGTTGCGTGTTAATGCGGGTAATTGGCTTATCTTTTTTGCTCCTGTTGGCATATCTTATCAGATTATTGTGAAAAAATCGTTATATCCGCTATCCTCAACCTTTGTCGGTTTAATGTCGCTGTCAGTGTTTAACGTACTTGTAAATTCAGGGTATAGGTCTTTGTTTGCTTTCAACCATTCGATAACCCTACGCTCGTAAAACTCAGCTTTCTGTGAATAGTGGTTTTGAATGTGTGCGATTTCTTGGAATGTAACAGGCTGCGAGTAGTCTCCGCTTTGCTGTTGGATACCTTTGTTTTTTAAAGCATACGAAATACCAAGCACACAATCTTCAACCGCACGCCACGCTATCGCATATTGCATCTTTTCGACAAGTGTTTCCTCTTCAGCCGTTAACGTTTGGTTGTTGTATGCAGTCAACAAGTGCTTGTAAAAGTAAGTGCCTAAAATCGGCTGCATTCTCATGTCCGATTGCGACTGAACAAACGGGAATATCTTGACCGCATCGATGTTTGCGGTTACGGGAGTGTTAGTCTTTAACCAAGTTTCGGTAACGAAATAAATCATTGTTGTGTTGTGTTATCAGGTGTAACAATAGGTTGCTTTCTTGGCTTCAATCCCGCCAATGCACGTATCTCTTCATCAGTCATTGACTCAAGTACCTTAGTTGCAAGTAGTGGAGACATAGAATTAAGCGCATCAATGGTGCGTGTGTCTTTGTCGTTCTCAGTTTGCACGATTGTTTCGTTGATAATCTCAAACTTGCTCACAACGAATTTACCCTTAGCCTTTGCAATCTTTAACAAGTCATTGAATACTTGCTCTAATTCAGCGCGTAAAGGCATGATAACATTCTTCTCAAAGATTGTGTACGCTTGTTTGATGTCTGAACCGCTACCAAGCTTACCACTCACACGAACACCCATCAAAATTGGATCGATTGTGTGCGCTTGGCAAATCTTTGAATCAATGCTCTCAGTTGTCGCTTGGAATGCACCATCCAAATTGCTTACCGGTATCGTGTCAATCTTTGGTAAATCCTCCGCACCGCGACCGAAGAACGTCCATATCTTACCCGCACCGCCAGAACCTCGCTGACCTTGAATAGTCTTTTTTAATTCCTCTTTTTCTTCGGTTGTTTGCGGTTTTTTCGGGAATGAAATTGCGTAACTTGGAAAGATTCCGTTAACGATGTACTCCTTTTGTAAGGTTGACATTTCACCATCCAGAAAAATCCAATTCATTGCACTTGTATAGGATGGAATCGGGTATACATCTTGCCCCGCGCTTTTATCCTCCCACACATAAAGCATTTTACGGCATTTCTTCGCGATATTCTTACGGTTGTACGGTTCGATTTTCTCAACTTCATACACACCACGCGACCAATCATCATTAATATAGTAGCAGTCTTTCTCTTTGGATGCTCGCACCTTATCTGCGCTTACGTACTCTGCACGTACGAAGTCCCCGAAATCATCGAATATAACACGGAAATAAACACGTCTGTGAAGTATCTGGTCAGTCAATACCATTGGTGCATTCTTTTCGATGCGTAGACGTATGTTCATTGAACGTAGGTAAACGTCATCCTCTAAAGTTGCACCCGCATCTTTCACCAATTCGTAACCTCCACCAAGAACCGCGTTTTTTTTGAAGTTAACAATACTTGAGTGCATTGGTGATGTATAGTACATCTGTGTAATGATTTGCGGGTATAGGTTGTCAGCACCAAACCAAACATAGTTGTTGACTACGCGGGTAGTATCAACGAAAGGTAATGCCAAATTTCCGTTACCAATCTTACCGAATGGAGTCGAAAATGATTGATAGCTTTCTTTCGGTTGCGTTGGTTGTTGTGGCGCATTGTCCGTGAATTTGAATAGTTTCATATATAAATGCTATTAGTGTCCGTTTCTACTATCACAAAGAATCCCGTTGCAATCTTCGTTAAACCTGTTTCGTCTGTTGGTTCTGGATGTTCCGCATCGAACTCGTAAACCTCGTATTTGTATTGACCTGCTTTGATGTTTGGAGTCCAAGCCATTTGAGTGAACCTCTCATTCTCGCCCGATACAATGGGAATAAAGTAAGTAACCGCCTCAGATGAAAAACTTGAAATTAACTTAAACAAATAGCCGTGAGTTTTATAGCTTGTCAATTCCAATAGTGGAAGTGCGAACGCGGATGCTATGTTTTTCTGAGTGTAAATCATAACATATAATGTAGGGAAATGAAAAAGGGGTACTAAATGCACCCCTTCATCGAAACGAATCTGAACAGATTACAAGGATTCGTATAATACAGGATCAATTTCGTATGCTTTTGTCAAAGACTCAGCACGGAAAGTAATCTCATAATTTGAACCATCAGCCTTTGCAGTTCCTGAGCCACCCGTATCAGTAGCCAACTGTGAGTAAGGGAAATCCCAACAAGAACCATCGGCACACTTAACCATCACAGACAAGTCACGTTGACCTTCCGCAGCGATTTGGATGCTCTTTGATTTCGATGCCTCACGTTTGAATAGTTTCAGCATGACGTTCTGCAACCAATAAGTAGAACCGTTTTCCATGTTGATTTGAGCCTCTTCTGTGTAGTTCCCTACGTTACGTCTAAACTCAAATTTAACGTAAGCATCTGACACAACGCGAGCCGTTACTGTGTGAGTAGTTGCATCGCGTGTCTCAGATGTGATGTTTGACATATCGTTGATTTTTACTTCCGTAATTCCTCCAACGTTATTATCACACCCGTTTAAAATTTCGACTAATGTTGTACAAGCCATAATATAAAGTATTAAAAAAGGGAGGGAGAATTTAACCGCCCTCCCCTCTTGGTAAATTAATCAGTTAATTAAGGAGCATTCCAATAGAATACAATCTCTCCACCGTTAACGTGGTGGTAACCTTCTTTTTGGTTAGCACGTGTACGGATGTACGGCTCAGCAACTGTATCTGACAAGTTAACCGCTTTCAACTCCTCACCATCTTTCTCACCATCGAAAGCATAAATCAAATTATCTTTCAAAGTGAACACCATTGTGTTAGTTGGTAACGCTGCATCTTCGATAATCTTGATTCCCAAGAATGTCAAACCAAGTTGAGCAGTTACGTTGTTCACCGTATTTTGTGAAGCAGTAGCCAATTTGTAGTTACCCGCGATGTCAGAAGAAACGAACCAACGCAAATCTGCTACTTTAGCACGAACCTCAGCAGGCATTGCTTGGTAAACAGATGTCATTGCTGCGATTACGTTTGCAGTTGTGGAAGCAACCCCTCCGTTATCAACGTCGATTACAGCAGTGTCAGCTTTCAACTTTTTCAAGTGACCATCAACCAAAGCAAGGTTTGCATCCAAAGATGTTGTGTCACCTTGCCAACGACGAAGTGAACGCTCTTCACGTGCTTTGTTAGCCAACTCTGCCCAATAGTAGTTCATAAACGACTGAACTGTGAAGTCACCGTTTGAACCTTTTGCCATTTGCAATGCAAGGAATGATTGCTCAACATCGAACTGGCAGATTTGCGCCATGATTGAAGTTGGTGTCACATCGATGTCGATTGCATCCAATGCTTCAGTAGGTGCAGTAAAGTTACAAGTTGAAGCCTTAGTCACTTGTCCGAAAGTGACGTTAGCCAATTTAGTTGCTGCCTTGATGCCCGGTAACACACGGAAATTGTCAACGATTTGCTCATCGATATATGAGCGGGAGTAAAACTCCTGTGGATTAGGACAAAGCAATGCGTTTGTCTCAATCGTTAACGAGAATCTTAAGTCTCTTTGCATGATTATTGTTTTTTAAATGATGCTGAAAATTTGGCAAGTCTTTCGTGTACTGACAACTGAACGGGCGCTTGCTCTTCTTCCTCATCCATTGCCTCTTCTTGTTTAGCCTCTTCGATTGCTGCTTTAAGTTCTGCCAACATATTCAAGACCTCACCCATGCGCTCCTCAATCATTGAGGCAACTTTTTCCTCCGTGATTGTTTCTGCGGGTGCTTCTTCTGTTGGCACTTCCTCAGCCATTTCAGTTTCGGTTTCCTCTGTCGTTTCCTCCGTTGTAGTTTCTTCTGTTTTTTCTTCCGATGCCATTTCTGTTTCGGTTTCTTCAACAGGAGTTTCTTCCGTTTGAGTTTCAGACAAAGCAACCTCTACCTCGACAAGTTTCCCATCTTTAAACAGGTATTGCTTGCCTTCGCTTAGTTGCACTTCCATTGTATTTGTGTTTAATTGTTTGCTTAATTTTAACCCGAATGAACCACCGATTGAATAGCCTATTTGCCCATTCTCCACCAACTCATCGTAATACTTACGGTCTGTTATCTGAGTAGTCAGCATCAATGTTCCTTTTGGCACATCGATTCCGTATGTGGTTTTCGCCTTGTCAGTTTCGGGATTGTCAACTATCCACGCTTCCAAAATATAAGCGGGTACTTTCTGTGATTTGTCATGCTCAAAGTTGAATAGGCTTTCACCTTTTGCGACCAATTGCATGATTTCGGTGTGGATTAACTCAATCTGTTCGGCTGTAAATTCAACATTGAACTCTTCACCATCTTGATTACGGTATATTTCCATTGGAATCATAGCGGGTGCAACTATGCGCATCTTAGGCTCGTCTTTAAAAACCAACTTTTTCTGCGCGTTGAATGCCATACCTTTGACAATGATAGCGGGATCGGAAGTAAACGCAATTTCATCAAGTCCCGTGAACTCTTCGCCCGTCTCCAAATCCTTTTTTACTATCTTGTATGTCACTAAATCATCCATAACGTACAATGTAACAAGCTGAAAAAGTGGATATTTTTGTTTATATTCGCACAAACGAATTAGATATGATTAAGATTAATGAAAAAGAGTACCCTACAACGATTCATGACATGACGTTGCAACAGTGGGTAGATGTGAGTGATGCCGTGCGCATTTTTGAAAAAGAGCCGTTACTTCAATTTGAAGCGGTTTTGAAAGCCATCGGTGTCCCAGACAAAGAGATTGACAATGTACCGTTATCATTCAGTACTGAGTTATTCGATGCGATGGATTCTAATGGCGAGAATTTAGAACTTGTTGAAGAGGTGAACGGTTACAGAATTGACTTATCCCGTGTGTTTACCGTTAAGATGGGTAAGATGATTGACAAACTGCATGACATCGGGAATCCTACCCTCGCACTGATTGCTTTCTTTTACCAAGATGAAAAGCTGACTGATGCAGAACACTTTGACAAAGCGCATATCAAACACAAGATTTCCAAACTAAAAGATTTGCCCGCAGTTAATTTTGTGGTTGCTGTGGCTAAAATCATGGAGTACTTAACGGATAGCGCAAGCGTTCTAATGAAAGAGGCGAAAGATGAAAAAGAATGATTTGAGAATTGGAAATTGGGTCCTTCACGCATTAGCGTACAAGAAAATCGATGATGGTTTTTTAATCAACGTAGCACAAGAATTTGAACCGATACCAATTACAAATGAATGGTTGGAAATATTAGGTTTTGAGTACAATAAATACTACCAAAATTTCAGAATCAAAGCGGGTGACTATTATAACTCTATTAAGTATATCGATGGTGAATGGTGCTACAATAATGACGGTTCAGATGCGGGTTGCTACTTTGTGACAACGGTTCAGTACGTTCATGAGTTGCAGAATTTATACCATGCAATCAATAAAGAGGAATTGAAAGATGAAAGTCAACGATCTGATTCAGATAAATAAAATTAAGAAAGCAGATTTTGAAAGCGAGTTTGACAGAAATGTTGAACTCGTTTCTGTTTACTTGGACTTAGATACGGATGAAGTCGAAAATATGACCGTATCAGAATTGAATAAACACCTCCACGACCTCAACCAAATCCTAAATAAGAACTACAAACCGAAAGACGTTGTGCCAAATAGTGTATTAACGCTTGGTGACTTCATCGACTTAGAAAGGTATCTGCAAAACCCCGACAATTTCGGTAAGGTGTGTGCAATATTACACCGTGGCAAACGTAAAAATGAGTGGGGACATTGGGAATATGAGCCAGTTAACTTTGATATTAACGAACGGGCAAAGCGTTATGAAGATGCTGATATTGACGATGTGGTTGGTGGTGTAAATGCTTATCTTAAATTTCGTGAATCAATCCATTCTACATACAAAACGATATTCTCTATCGACGAACCCGAACCGATTGAAACGGATGGATTAAGTGAAGCGGAAATACGTGATTTGGAAAAGGAAATTGAAAAAGAAAAGCAAGTTGCACAATATACTTGGGAAATATTTGTATATTGGCTCGCTGATAACAAGTTGACAGACGTTGAAAAGGTACTTGAATTCCCTGTAATCTACGCGCTCAACTTGGCATCAATGAAAAAAATTATAAACGAATAATTATGAAAAAGACAATTCTATTAGTGGCAATCGTTGCCTTAGCATCTTGCAAAAAAGAGGAAGTAAAAGAAGAACCGCAAACGCTTAATGTTGTTTGCAAGTGTGACGAAGTGCAATGGTCACGTATTGACATGAATAACGCATGGACTGTTGATTACTATATTGAACCGTGGGAGGTTAATTGTGACAGTACGCAGTTCTACGAATACTCTTATTACTCCGAAGATTCATTAATATCAAGACACGTTGATTGCAACTATTACCTATCTCAATGAGTAAGGCGCGGTTGGTAATCCATACGGGTCATCAATCCAATTAAAGAACAGATTAACTTTCGGGTTATTTAGAATTTTAGCGTAATCCAAGAACGGGTACTGTTTAAGTTGCCATTGCATGAACTCCTTAACGATTTCTGCAATGACTTCCTTGGTATCCGTTCTGCTTAACCACTGTTCTGTAATATCGAACGCGGGCATATTAACCGTGCCATCATCAAGAAAAAAGTAATAGTACACGGCATTGATTGTAATATCAATCTTATTCAACTCCGCAGAACTTACAGCTGAAACACGAATTGAATCACGCAAAGTATAGGTATCGAACAAACCCAACTGCATGATTTGCCGTTGTAGCGTTTTCGCTAACTTATTCCGCGTCGCATATTTTACTTTGAATGTAGCCATCAGTCTCCAAAGTTAGTGTAATTAATGCAAATCTGTGGTAATTCAAAAGTGATTTGTGCAGACCATCCACCAACGTAATCTAAATCAAAGTTATTCAAAGCCTCAGACGATACCAAGCCGATAACGTCAATTACCGGGTGATTCGTTTGAAAGTGCAAATAGATGTCATTCATTAATAGTTGCATCTCACTAACCACATCGACGATGTTTGAACGGTCATCCGCAATACGATCTAAACAATACACCGTAAAGTTGTGTGTAATTACATTGGTGTAACTTTCGGACGTGTTAAACGCAAAGAAAATAAGCGGATAGGCTTCATTAATCGTTGCAAGGTTTGGCATCTGTTCCGTGAACTCAAAGAACACTTTAGGGTTTGCGGGATGCGATGAAAGCCACGTTTCAAGTTCGGTTTTTAGATATTTAATGCTTGTCATAATTTCGCTGAATTTTCGTATTTGCTAACTTGATTCTGTGTGCTTGTCACCTCGCTTTCACTTACAACCGCTTTCACTGTAATCATTGAAAGGTCATTCTGTGAGTTAAGGCTATTGGCATTATTTCCGCTTCCTTGGAAATTAAATGTTGGTTGCATTGCCGTTGGTGTAGCCGTTGCACTTGATGCAGTCGATGTTGGTGCAGCGTTACCGCCACCTTCAAATTGTGTTGCTTTAATCTTTGCGATGTTAGCCAAACCACTTGCAACAACAATAGCCGCCATAATACTACCAAGTATAGGGTTTCCACCCGCTGAAGCATAGGCAGCCGTTGCACCTTTGTATGTGTCGATTGTAGCGGTTGCAATATTCATTGCCTTATTGATTTGAAAGGCTTTCTTTTGGCGTGCCTTGTCCTTACCCGCCCATGCTTCTGCAAGGTCACCAATCGCACCAAAACCACCTCTTAATGCGTTTAGCTTTTCCTCCTCTGTCATTCGCACACGCTCAACCTCTTTCTGAGCCAATCCCTCAACGATTGCATATTGAGCATCCGCATTCGTAGCCGCAGCATCTAACGAAGCCATGTCAGCCTCCTTTTCTAACCTCAGCTTTTCATCCTCAAACTCTTTTTTCTTTTGGAGTTCTTCCTGTCTACGAGCATCCTCTTCCGCTGCTACTTGAGCATTGTAATTTAAAGTTAGTAGGTTAGTCAACTTTAGCCTTTCATCAGCTGTGTACTTCTCATTCTTTTTGATGTCCTCTAATTGACGAGTAAAACGCGCATCTCTTTCTGCTTTCTCACGCGATTCATCGTCACGGATTCCCGCAATAATTAAATCCTGAATCTCACGCTCTACTGCAATTCTATCATCGCGGTACTTCTTGTAAGCCTCTGCCCTTCGCTTCGCTTCATCTTGTGCGTTTTTTACGGATGCGTCGCTCGTTTTCTTTTCATCTTCTTCACGTTCTTTAGCATCCTTTTTGCGGATGTATGCAGCATCATCTTTCGTTTGTTGGATGATGTTTAATTGCTCTTTTCGTTGCTCACCAAGTTTCTTTAGTTCCTCTTTGTCAACATCGCCAGAGATTAACATCTCTTTGATTCGCGCTTCAATAGCCTTTGCCCGCTCTTTTGCGGTTTGTCGGATTAGGAACTGTTTCTTTAACTCTAACTCTGTTGTGTTCTTACCATCCAACTCATCCATTCGGATTTGTTGATTCAATACCTTTGTGCGAGATTCCCCAAATTTCTCCCAAGCATCAGCGCGCTTTTCTGCTGCTTCGGCTGCGGCTGCGGCTGCATCTTGTTCGGCATAGTTGGTAAGTTCTAACCAATCCAAGAAATCCTTTATCTTTTGAATAACCCAGTCAATCGCCTCACCAATAGCACGGAACACATCACCAATAGCGTTTAATATCGGTTTGAGCAATCCGAGTTTATTAAGCAACGCTGCAACGGCTGCAATGATAGCAGCAACGGCTGCGGCAATTAGGAAGATAGGATTCATTAGGATGGTAGCACCCATCGAAATAAATGCCTTTCCTAAGTTTCCGACTACCGAAACAAGTCCTTTGATTTGTGTGCCAAACTCAGCGGGGTTAATTGCTTTAATTCGGTTTGCAAATAAGGCAGCACTTTCACCCGCGCCCTCAAAATCTAAGGATGCGATTTGGCTTTTCATTAATCCGATAGCATTGCCCGCTTGCTCAAACTTTGAACCGCTCGCAAAGACGTTTGCTTTCTCGTTTGCATCCTTTAACTTATCGGATAGTTGACCGATATTGTCGGATAAACGTGCTACCTCAGCGGGATCTGTTGCGTTAATCAACTCACCGCGTAATTGTTTTATCTGTTGCCGTACCTCACGAACACCTCCGAGGGTTATTGGTACTTCTATTCCTCCCGCTACTGCCATACTCTATAATGTTATTTCTCCCAAAAAGTCAATGTCATTACCCACGGTATATCGGTTGGTAGCACATCGTTTGACAACGTACCGCTTGAATAGGTGTATAGATACAAGTCATTGCCTTGAATAGAAAAACGCGCTGTGTTACCATCTGGTAAGTTACCATTGTGTAACGCTTCCAATGTAGTTGAGCCTAATAACTCCGTGTCACTGTTTTCATCCATTAGGTACATTTCATCCTCCGTGTATATCCATTCGACATCCTCCGTTATAAAGTAGGTATCGATTGACGTTGTGACGAAATTGGTGAACTTGTATGTCCCCGTTGATACATATTCGGGTAGTGGAACTATATCGTAATCATTGCGCAATATCTGCGAGATGCTTGGCGCATTGGTTGATGATTGAGTGATTAATGCCTTGTAAACACGATCACTTGATTGAACCACCCCGTTAATTGAATCTACCTTAATATTCCCCGCTACAATTTCACCGCCTTTAACAACTAACCCAGTTTGCCCGGTAACATCTCCACCCTCTTCGATTACGTTGTTGACCTCATAGAATTTCTTGATCAAGTTCCCACGGATAGGTAACGAATCTAAAAACACAGATGGTCTTGTTGGTCTAATTTTGAACTGTGGTAATTTTATACCCTCGTCAATCGAAATTAATTCGACCTTTGTAAGCGTTGACTTATTAGCGTTGTAATCAATCACACGGTTGATATTCCACCACGCACCCTCGCAGTAGATTTTATCGTTGAGTTTTAGTGACTGGATATCCGCCTCATTCAAATCGAAGTAAGCCGTGAGCATTTTACCGCTATTCAACTGCGCCATCGTTCTGCGCCAATATAGATTGTAAAGGTTGTTACCCGTTACAACACCGATCGAATATAGGTAATAATCGCACACCCCAAAGTTAATGTCAAACGATGGATTTGATGGATTTTCAAAGTGCGATGCCTGTGCGTATGTGGTTGACGTTACAGTGTTACCCGTGTAATTTTGTACGATTATCGGAGTTGTCAAAGATTGTGGACCGTTGTCAATCAACACACGTATGTTGGTCTTTGGTGCGCTACCCAAAAGCATCGGCACGGTAGCACCGTATGAAGTAACCGCGCTCGGAGTTGGTGAAAATACAATTTCGTTACGGTCAATGTCACGCACGTATTCATTGTCAAGTGTGTATTCAACTTGTCCAAATGTCTCGTTAGTAAATGACTTGTAAGCCTTGTTGACTTCGTCGGAATCATCTTTGTAGGATAGCTGTATTTTCTTTTTGGTAATGTCGGGTAGGAACGTGATTTGTTTCTCACGGTCATTGGCTAACTTTCTACTCCAATCCTTTTCTTTTCCGCTATCGTAATACTCGTCACGGTGTAGGAAAATAATATTATCAGGTTGCAACTCATCAGGAACGACAACCAAATTGTACATGGTTAGGAATGCCTTGACAAAATCAGACTGTTTTATTTGACGAGGTATGAAGCTATTCATGTCAACCGTGCCAAACAACCCGATATTGTTATCCGATGGGGTAATCGAATATGAACCGTTTAACGAAATGGAATAATCAACATTCACAGTCGCATTCGTGTTGACATTACGCCATTGCCCTTGAACATTTCCGTTATTAATGACTAATGCAAACGTAATCACATCACCTTGATTCAAACCAGTGACAGGAATGTTAACCGTTGTTGAATCGTTTAGAATTGTCTGTGTACCACTTGATATTGGACTTTGAATCAAAATGTCCATTAATTGAGTTGTGCCATAAGGCAAACCATTTCTAAAAACCCTAACAGATGCACTATATTTCGCAAAGCCTGACGTGTAATTTACTACACCAAAAACTGTATTAGCGTACTTCACACGCACGTTGGTTGCTATTGGATTCGTAAGTGTCAGTGACCTTGAAACACTCACACCCACATTAATACTCTCACCCGTTGATACATAGAATGGCGAAGTATATTGTCCCGTAGTTGGGTTAAATATTGAAGCATTGTCAACCGTTTCCGTTACGTTGGTCAGTTGCTGCGTGTTATTGATATTGATAACCCCGCCCGTGTGCGTACCTGATAACGTATTCGTTTTGTTGAATGCGACTTTATACGCATCTACGTTTATCTTCGTGCCGTCTCCGTTGTAAGGAATTACCAACTTGTCGAAACGTGCCTCTTGTAATCCCGCCCATGTGTAACTTTTACCCGCCTTTGCGAAGATTCTATCAAGGTAAGTCTTTGCGTATATCCACGGCTTAAATTCCTTTACGGGAATTGTGTTTGTCGGTGTGTAGCATGGGAAATACTTATAACCATCCGTGACATCGTTACCAAATGAATTAACGATATTCGTTGCGCTCAAAGTATGGTTAAGGTCGGTTAAGTCAACCTCGCTCAAGTATCGGTTGTTGATCGTTGTGAACAAGTCCGCTGTCGTATCTTTTACCGCTACCGTGAAAGTAACCTTTTCGTGATTGACTGTTGAGGGTTCTTGCTTGTTGACTGAGAGTAACTGCAAGTACGCACGTTCAACAACCGTGATGCCGTTCTGAATAACGCTACACTCAGTTAGTGTGTTAATGTTGAATGTCGCATCTTCGATATTAACTTCATACAAGTGACCAAGTAACTCAAGGTTATTGCGTGAACCTGTAAGTTCGATTGACTTACTGAATGCTCCACTCTTTGCGCTTATATCCCGAATGTCTTGAACGCTAAAATTTAAGGGAATATTCGTTCCCTCAACTGGCTCTAAGTACCCGCCCGCTATTTGAATCTTAACCATTTACCGCTTCGTTATTTGAGTATCTCGCACTCAATGTATACATGAATAGTTTGGAGTTCTGTGTGCGCTTAAATTCAGCATTTGTGACCTCAAGCACAACAGGGAAAAATGAACCCGCATCGAATAGAACTTTGTGCGGAGATTCAATCATCTGAAAAAACAGTTCTTGCATTGGCTTGTCTAAAAACTGCGTGTTCAATTCAATCGACCTTTCAAGGTTGCTATTCACTTGAATCGTTGCACCCTCGCTTGCATTTGGAATCCATTTTGTTCCCGTAATTGTTCCCGCCAAATCGCGTGTGTACGTCTCACGGGTTACATTGGTCCGTAACGTGCTTTTCAATGTCACAGGAATCGAAAGGATTGAGCCGTATTTGTCGACAAACAAAATTGATTTTTCCTCAATCGCGCATTGCTGACTTAGATTGATTCGGTACTTTTTGGATTTCTGCCCACCATCGTACCAATACACATCATAGTACTGTGTATTAGGTTTAATAAGTGGTAACGTCCCCGAAACGACTGTAAGTGTAGGTAGGTTAAATGTACCAACGTTCACAGTTGTAACTTCCAAAGTGCTGATTAACTGAAAGCTGAACACATCCCCGTTATCATTCTCAAACCTAACTTCGCCCGTTCCGCTTGACTGTGTGCGTATGTTTAAAAGCAAAGGTGAACTTTTTGATATTGTCACCTCACTCATTGGTGTAAGCAACTGCCTTGTATTGTTCGCCAAAGTGAACCAATTACCATCGTATGCGATTTCTTGAGCCGTATTGAATACCCCGTTAAACGCTATCTGGTTTGTGTAAGTCAATATATTAGTTGTAACCGTTCTGCGATTGTCTGCGTATGCGATTGAGCCGTTAACAGTCGCATCTGTCACCGTACTCCATAGCGTACCAATTACAAAGAACCCAACACCTACCGAAGTGATGGTCTGGTAGCCTTCAACTTGTGGGTTTGCTATTCCACCATCGTCTTGAGTGATGTATATCTGATCCCCTGCAACGTAACTATGCGTAACATTCACACGAACATACCCGCTTGAGTTAGTCAGGGATGAAGTGTAAGGTACTGAATCAATGTAACTCTCACCAACCTTGACGTCAAATTTGTAGAACGAATTTAAAGCAGTGAAATAAGACGTTGCGTTTGCATTCTCAATCTCACTCGCAAGTTTGGATTGAATAAGTTTTGAAATATCGGCATATCCGTAACCATCCCCGAAACGTGGTTTAGGTTGGTAGCGTGCCAATAGATTGGAAGTACCCGCTTCATATACATCGAAAATGTAGTTGAATGCTTGTTTATTCTTGTTCGTACTATCCACAATGTACGGCATCTTATTAAATGCGGGATAGAACGTGTTTGGTTTTGCGATTAATGTCTGAGCCATAACTTATAATGTGTTTAGAATGATTCGTATGCCGAGCCACCGTAAAACGCTGACTTGATTTCCATTGCCGCATACCTCGCAGCATCCATTGCATCGTCATTTTTCTTGTCGATTTGTTCCGAGATAATTCCGTTCATGACCTTGCGCTTGTATAGTCTGTTTTCACGTTGGATGTTAATTGAATCTGCGTGTACATAGACTTTCATTTGGTTAAGGAAATTGATTCCCGCCTCCACGCTTTTGTCTGCTTTCAGAACGTAAAACCCCGCGTTATCCAAATCCTCAATCATTTCGGGACGTGCATAGTCACACATGATTTCGACCTCACGTGAAACCTCTTTTTTGCGCATTTCGTCAATTAGTGCGTTGGATGTTAACCCTGATTTGTAAATGACTTCCTCCAAAAACAACTCATCTTCCCAAAACCAAACCTTAACAAGTGCCGTAGGGTGCTGAAAACCGAAGTCTAACCCATAAACAAACCGTGTAAATCGCTCAGGTCTTTCGCTCAGTATTTCCCAACGTGGATAAACCGCCTCTTGAAGCATACCAACCTCGCCTAATCCGTATACTTGCCACCAATTCCACCAATAACCTTTCGTACCGTTGCGCTCTTCTGCTTCGGCTTTTGCTTTACGCTGCATAAGGTTGTTTAATACGGCTTCGGGAATACCCTCGTTGTCTAAGTAGGTCAGTTTCAAAAACTCCGAATCTGGTTGGGTAAGTATTTCAGTATGCGCCCAGAATTCCATATCGGCATTAAAGTCCATCCACACTTCATTTGATCGGATAATAAGAGCATCCGCTATTCCATAGTCGATATGATTTGCCTCGTTTAAGAAAAGGATGTCACGCTTTCCCGCTGCTTTCGCTTTACCCACTGAATCGAACGATTTGAATTGCATGGTTGACCCGTTGAGAGCCTTGTAAACCATATCCGTGCCATTCCATTGAGCATCGTTCCATCTCCCCTCATCCATCATGAAGTTTTTGAAGATGTCAATACAACCATCTTTCAAAGCGGGCAACGTTTCAGCCACGACCGTGATTTTGGTGCGTGGCTTACTCAGTGCTTTGTCGTAAAGTATCGGAATAATGCCGTATGTCTTTCCGGACGATGTACTCCCTTGAATGACCTTTTTGTTGCCTGTCATTCGAAGCATCTTCTTTACGGCTGTTGTTAATTGGAATGGCATTAATCATCCAATTTAAAGATGCGAGGTTCTTGTTGGATAGTGTGTTCTTGTCGGTCTGTGTAGCCATCGAAACGGGAAATTAACCCCTCTTTGAACTGACCAACAGCAGCACCATCGAAACGGTCTTGCTTTGCTTCCTTTCTCATGTGCGTGACTATTCCCCCGAAATCATCATACAACCCATCCTTATTCTCGATGTAATTATCCATTGTTCCTACTCCCCAACCTTTCTGATTGACAGTCCAAATGATGAACGCATCAAGTGTAAGAGGGGGGTAATGCACCATGTAGATTACCTCCCCCGTTTTTTGGTTAAGAGTTGGAACGCTTCTTCCTTGGTTTTTTCGCCACTGTTTGTGTTCCTCCCACATTTGGAGTAGTTCCTCCGCTGTTTTCAGTTTCCGTGTCGGATGTATTGGTTTTATCTTCCCCATTTTCAAAAATTTCAGTTAGTCCCATTTGATAAAGTCTCCCGTATTGCGCGGGTTTGATGTTATCGATTTTAAGTGTTAGCCTCGTCCATCCCAAATCTTTGGTGATTGTCTTGCCCGCTAACTCGGCTTTGATTTTTAGATTTTGCATCTTATCTTCCTTTTTAATTGTTGCAACTTTTTACGGCAATATGTCTTATCTATTCCGTACAATTCAGCAAGTTCGTAATCCTTTTTCCCTTGCTTTTTAAACTCCATCCACTTTTCAAAGAATTTCCGATCTATGAAATTCCATTCCTCAACCTCTTTTTCTATAATGTAGTGCAAGTCGATATGTTCTTTTGGTTCATCAATTGCTTGGTGCAAAGATTCAAAATCGATTGCGGTTATATTCTCTTTGTGTGTGGCAGTTTGCGTGTATAGTAACTCACACTTGATGTAATGCAAAAGAATTGCTTTCGCTTCGTCTTCGGTTTTAGGTGTGTGTTTCTGAGCGTGGATGTATGCATTTGATATTGCCGTGAGTGCATTGCGCCCTTTGTTTGACACATCGTTAATGAAGTGAGCGTACTTTTCCAACTCGGAATACTTCGATTCAATTACTATGTTATAGAGTTGTACCATTCCATGAACTGATTAAAGAAGATTTTTCTTTCGGATGAACAACACGATTTTTGTTCGATGACTTCGCCCGTGTAGCGTTGGTAAATGTCGACCAATCTACGGTTGACAGTTGAGCCGTACTTGACAAGGTCACGGAGGCTCTGGACACCTTCTACATACGTTTGGTCATCTTGACTAATAATAGCGTGCATATTGCTGATGTAATTGCGAGGTAAATGTTTCCGGTCATTGCGAGTGCCAACCAAAACCCAACGCACTTCGGACATTGGATGTGGTCAATAATCAACTGAACAATCACAAAATCGCTTTGAATTTTCTCAGAAAGCCAAGTGATTGGTGAGAATGAACACCAAAGCCATGCGATAAGTATTGCGTGTATCGTTGTAATCATGCTGCTAATATACAACTTTTTGGAAAAACAAAACCCCACTTTTCAGCAGGGCAATGTCATTATCTAAACTTTACTATTGTACAAACATACGATTTTTCCGCTAACAAAGCGCAAGCGGCATTAAAACGACCGCCTGCACGACTGTTAGCAGAAATGCCTACCAGACATCTTCGCTAAATAAATACGTTTTTTCAACTTTGATTTGCCCACTTTTAAAAGCTATCTCGGCAGCTTCGGCACGTTCGACAAATCTGTTATCGTTGGTTAAAAATCCTTGCTCATATTCACCTGCCGAATTTTCACCGTGAACAACTGTACGCAACCCCATTGTTGCTTGCATTTGTGCAATTATGTTCCCGTGCCTCCATCCGCACAAGACAATACCCTTATCACAATTCTTTGGAAGCAATCGCATAGTGGGCAAATCTTTGTACCAAATGGCAGAACATAGCAAATAAGGCACTTCTGCTAACAAGTGTTTTGCGTCAGGCGGGGCGACCTGCCCTGCATCAGCATTTGTGGTTAATTCATCTGCATTCATTCTATTGAAGTTTAGTGATTATAAATCCCGCCCGAACGCAAAGCACTCGGACGTTATGTGCAAGTGCTACCATAGTGCTGTTTGACGAGTTTGTTCTTCAAATCGTTTGCAAGCCTTTTGGTAATACTCTGCATCAATTTCGTAAGCTATTAATTTTCGTTTCATTTGGTGGCAAGCTATGGCGATACTTCCGCTTCCTAAATGGGTATCTAAAATCAAATCCCCTTCACTTGTGTAGTTATCTAAAACCCATCTGTATAATTTAACTGGTTTTAGA